GATAAAGATGGAATTGGATATCAATCGGTATCCTATGGAATTTACTCCTCTGTTAAAAAACTTTTTCAAGTATATGGTGTTCCAACTTGGGAAACCCCTATCCCTGTAAAAGTAATTCAGGTTACTAGAGAAAAGAATAAAATTTTGACTTTAACGATATAATGGAGGTAAAGAAATGATTATTAACATTAAGGGTAAAAATTTTAGAGGATATAATGAAACTGATAACAACCTTGAACTTATTTTTTCTGATTTTAAATATGGAAAAGTCAGTGTAAGAGAATACAATAAAGAATTAAAGAAACGATATCCTAATGCTAAAATTATTACAAATGATGACGTAAATTTTGCATTCTCAATTCCTGATGAGAAGATAGAAAGGCTACTTAGTTTTTTAGTTGAGCTTGATTGTTCTGATGAAGAATAATTAATAAGTTCAATATGATGACAATGGATATAAGATAACTTATATCCATTGTCGTTCAATAAATCTGTGAAAGAAGGCATGAACTTTGAAAATATACCATGATATTAAAGAAACGATATTTAAATTTGATACAGGTGTTAATACATTTTATTTTAGTTCTGAGCTTAATATGAAAAAATTTAGAGATAAGATCATAGAGAATAGAAAAAGAATAAGTGATTCTCTTTCTAATCGTTTTAATATGGCTATTGATAATTATAATTTAAGCGATGTTGTCTTATATAGGAAAATAGAAAAAAGAGGATTTTTAATAATGAATGAAAAAGGAGAGATTTTAGAATGGCCGAATCAAATAAGATTCGTTGGAGATCAATTGACCAAAAAGCAGTTACCAATATTGCAAGAAGATTCAACGCAAAGATAACAAGAGTTATGAAAGCGCATCCAGATTGGACAGAAATTTTACCTGAAAGAATAAATGTAAAAGAATTATCAGAAAAATTAAGAAGCGATACAAGAAGAGAATTTAATAGAGAAATGGCAAAGTTAGAGCGTTTTCTTAGAAAAGGCGCTGAAATGCCATATACTACAAAATCAGGTGTTGCTACTACTGTTTGGCAAAAGAAAGAAATTGACAATACATTCAGGGCGATTAATGCGAAAAGAAGAGCTGAAAGAAAAAAATTAGACCCTAGCATATTTAAGGGTAATCTACATTCTATTCAAGAAAACAATTTATTGCAAAGAAAGAATACTGTTCAAGAGATATCTCCTAAATATTGGAAAGAATTTGTAAGAAATTTAGATTATCAACTTGAGCAAGAATATAAAGATAAAAGTAACATATATAAAATGAACTTATTAAAAGCTATTTCTAATATATTAGGTGAGAAGAGCGAATTGTATAACCTTGTTTCTCAGGTTGCTCCAGAAAGAATAAAAAGATTTGCTGATACTTCATCATTAATTTCTATTAGTTTTTTATATGAACCTTTAGAGCCAGAAGATATTGAAGAATATTTTAAAAGTGAATTATTTGAGTTACTTAAGGAGGAATAAATATTGTTTTTGCTTCTGACTTTGAAACAACAGTAGATATTGATGATTGTCGGGTTTGGGCATGGGGTTTATCCGAAGTAGGTAACGCTAATCACTTGACCTTTGGAGAAGATATTGACAGCTTTATTAATTATTGTTCATTGATTAACGAATCATCAAGTTTCTATTTTCATAATTTGAAATTTGACGGTGAATTTATAATTCATTACTTATTAACGCATGGATTTGTTCATGTTAATGAAAAGAAACTAGGTGTGAAACAATTTTCAACAATAATTAGTGACTTAAATGTATTTTATTGCATTAAAGTAAAATTCAAAGAAGAAGTAATAATATCATTTTTTGATTCATTGAAATTGTTAAATTTTTCTGTTGAAGAAGTGGCAAAAGCATTTAATTTATCTATTAAAAAATTAGAAATTGATTATAAAGCGAAAAGAGAAAAAGGGCATAAAATAACAGATGAAGAAAAAGAGTACTTAAAGCATGATGTAATGATTATGAGTTTAGCTTTAGAGAAAATGTTTGAGATGAAAATTACTAGAATGACGATTGCTAGTAATGCTATGAATTTCTTTAAAGATACAATCAGCAAGAAAAGATTTGAGGAATGGTTTAAGCCTCCATTATATGATAAAGATTTGAGGCAAGCATATAAAGGAGGTTTTACCTATTTAAATGAAATTTATCGAGGAAAAGAAGTAAAAGAAGGAATAGTATTAGATGTTAATAGTTTGTATCCATCAGTTATGTATTATAGTCCTATGCCATATGGAGAAGGAATATATTTTGATGGTAAATACGTACCTGATAAATTATACAATCTATATATTCAAAATATAACATGCCAATTCAGGATAAAAAAGGATATGATACCCACAATACAAATAAAAAACAATTTATCATTTGTTCCCACTGAATATTTATCATCATCTAATGGGGAATCGATAAACTTAACATTAACAAATGTTGATTTAAAGTTATTTTTGGAACATTATGATATATATGATGTTTCGTATAATTGGGGTTGGAAATACAAATCATCTACAAAAATATTTAAAAGTTATATTGATTATTGGAATGAATTAAAAGTTAAAGCTACAAAAGAAGGTAACAAGCCATTAAGGACTATAGCGAAACTTATGTTAAATTCGTTATATGGAAAATTTGCGGCTAGTCCAGAAGGGAGAAGTAAGATTCCATACCTAGATAATAATATAGTAAAATATAAATTAAGTGAATTGGAAGAAAGAACCGCGTATTATTTGCCAATTAGTATTTTTATAACAAGTTGGGCAAGAGACAAAACAATAAGAAGTGCACAAGCAGTGTATCATAGATTTATTTATGCAGATACAGATAGTTTGCACTTAGAAGGTACAGATATTCCTGAGAATTTATTAATATCTGATACCGAATTAGGAAAGTGGAAAATAGAATCAACATTTAAAAGAGGCAAATATTTAAGACAAAAATGTTATATAGAAGATGCAGTAACTCCTGTGGATGAGATAGAAAAATTTAAAAAGGAGAATCCAGAATGTTTACATTTAGTTTCTAAAGATAGTATTATTAACATAGTATGCGCGGGAATGCCAAAAGGGTGCTATAAAAATGTGACTTGGGAAAATTTTGATTATGGAAGCGTATTTGATGGCAAATTAGGGGTTAAACACACAGATGGAGGTATTGTATTAGTAGATACAACTTTTACTATAAAAGGTTGACAAAAAATAAGAAAGTGATATAATGGAGGTGAAGGAAATAGCTAAGGTGTTATATTAATGTGTGATGGTCAACGTGTGAAAGCGTATCATATATTTAGGGGTGACTCCTGGTATAACGCCAGCTATTTTCTGTTTATGTATTGGAATATTAATCAAATTTTAGCATATCAACGTAATTTTAATTTTATAAATGGAACCCGATCAATTGGTAAAACATATACAACGCAAAAATTTTGTCTTAAGAAATGTATAGAAAATGGCTGGCAAGCTGTATATATTGTGAGATATGCAAGCGAAAAAGAAGAAGGCGCACTTCCTTTAGCATTTGAAAAAGTATTAGAAAATGAATTTAAGGATTATTTGTGGAAATTACAAAATGAAAAAATACAATATAAAAATGAAAATGGGGAATGGGTTGATATCTTTATATGTATAGCCCTTTCCGAATCTCAAAAGATAAAGAAAAGAAGTTTTCCTTTTGTGAAATTCATCATTTTTGATGAATACATGCTAGAAAGAGAAAATAATTCAAAATATGTAAAGGGATGGAAAGAGCCTGAAATATTTTTAAACATATATCATACAATTGATAGAGAAGAGGATAGAGTAATATGTTTTTTATTAGGAAATACAACAACTTTTTTTAATCCTTATCATATGTATCCATCTTTTGACATACCATCAAATATAAAGCCAGGCGAAATTTGGTATAATAAGTTTTGTCTTTTTCAATGGGCTATACCAGATGAAGAAATGATAGAAAAGAAATCAAAAAGTAAATTTAATGAAATGATAGGTGGAAGCGAATATGGAAGGTATGCAAGAGATGGTGAATATGTTGAGGACAGTGAAGAGTTTGTATTATCCAGACCTCAATCAGCTAAGCATCTTATGAATATAAAATCTAATGATACTATATATGGTATTTGGTTTGATAGAATTAATGGAAATGTATTCATAGATGATAAATATGATCCATCATGTAAATTTAATTTTGTGTTATCAAAAGAAGAACTAGCAGAGGGATTTATATTAGGTACTAAAGACTTTTATTTAATTAAGTGGCTTTCACAAAAGTTTAAAAATGGGTTTGTCAAATACACAACGTTAGAAACAAAGAAGAAAATGGAAAGGGTCATATATTATTTAAGTTAATGAGGTGGTATTAATGGGGTGGGCTGAAAATTTTGTTACAATAGTGAATGGAGTAGGTTTTCCGATCGTAGTATGTGTATTTTTGGTGTGGTATATTTACAAAGAGAACAAAAGAAGGAGGGAGGAAAAAGAAGAATATGAAAACAAACAAAACGATCTCTATTTAAAATTATCACAAAGTGTTGATAATAACACAGCGGCTTTAAATAAACTTATAAAGCGAATGGAGGATAAAAATAATGGATAATATAGGATTAATCGCTTACTGCCGAAACATGTGTTACAATGAAAAAACTTTGTATATGTGGGGAGGGTTGATGAATACTATAACGGAATATTTTATCAATTACAAAGCAAAACAATACCCCTCTAGATATACAGAATCACGTAAAGAAACACTAAGAAAGTATATTAATAAAGCATATGGATGCGATTGTGCAGGTCTCATTAAATCTTACTATTTTGGTGGAGTTGGTTCTCCGGGTTATGAAGCTTCTAAAGATCTTAATGCGTCTGGGATGTTTAATAAGGCTTCTGAAAAAGGGCCAATTTCGACTTTGCCAGAAACTGTGGGGATTGGACTTTATCAACCTGGTCATGTTGGCGTATATGCTGGCAATGGTATTGCATATGAGTGTACTTTAGGAAGTTATGGCGATGGAGTAGTAAAAACAAAAGTAGCAGGGAGGGGATGGACAAATTGGTTTAAAGTTCCTTTCATTGATTATATTAATGAAGATGATCAGAGAGGTGATGAAGATTGCAATTGCGATTGTAATTGCCCAGGGTGTATTTGTAAAGAAGATTACTACAATTACACTGTAGTAAGTGGCGATTCATTTTGGGGAATTGCCAAAAAAGTGTATGGAGATGGAAACAAATATCCCAAAATACTGGAATACAACGGAATGACAGAAAATGATACAATTTATGCTGGAGATATCCTTAAAATACCTGTTTAAGGGAGATAGATTTTATGCTTGATAAAGAAGAAATGAAAACAATTCTTCAAAACTTTTCAGAACGCTTTGGTGATGATGAAACAGCAATGAACGAATTAAGAAGGATTCAAGAAGATCATGAAGAACGCATTAATAATGAAAGTAGAGCATATGATTCTGATGGAGTATTATATTCAGAAAAATATGACAATTTAAAAAGAAGATATCGTGAAAGATTTTTTACATCTGATGAAGAAATAAAAGAAGATCAGAAAGAAGATATCAAAAAGGACAGTTCTAAATTAACATTTGAGTCTCTCTTTGAAAACAGAGAGGGAGACTATAAGAAAGGAATGTAATAAAATGCCTACTAAACCTATAATTAGCAGTTTTAAAGCATCTGGAATCGACGTATTAAATGCTATTCGTGCAAATGCTTCCAGCACATATCAGGAGCGGATTCCAGTAGCAACCCAGGAAAATATTCGCCAAATTGGAAATGCAATGATGACTTATGAAGCAACTCAGAATGAATTTTTAAGTGCTTTGGTAAATCGGATTGGCAGAGTAATTATTACTTCAAAATCGTATACTAATCCTCTTAGAGTATTCAAAAAAGGAATTCTTGAGTATGGCGAAACTATTGAGGAAATTTTTGTTAATATCGCCAAAGCAAAGCAGTTTGACCCTAGCGTTGCTGAAGAAGAAGTTTTCAAGAGAGAAATTCCCGATGTAAATGCAGTATTCCATAAAATGAATCTCCAAAACTTCTATAAAGTCACGGTTTCCAATGAACAGCTGCGTCAGGCTTTCCTTAGTTCTCAGGGTATCAATGATCTAATTGGATATATTGTCGATTCACTTTATACTGGCGCTGAATTTGATGAATATATTACTATGAAACAGTTGATTGTAGATGCGGCAAATAATGGAGAAATGTATGCTGTAAATATCCCTGCTGTATCTTCTGATAATACAAAAACGATCGTTTCAACTATTAAAGGTGTTTCTAATCAGTTGGAATTTATGAGTTCAACTTACAATTCTATGGGCGTTCTCACTCATACGCGCAAAAACCGACAAGTGCTTATTATTGATGCTGCCCTTGATGCTGCAATTGATGTTGATGTTTTGGCTTATGCCTTTAATATGGATAAAGCCGAATTCATGGGCAGAAGAGTTCTTGTTGATAATTTTGGAAAATTAACGGGCGTTGTTGCGGCTTTGGTAGATGAAGACTGGTTCATGGTATATGATAATTTCATTGGTTTCACTGAAAACTATAATGGCCAGGGACTTTATTGGAATTATTTTTATCATGTTTGGAAAACCTTTTCGACTTCTCCGTTCTCAAACGCTATTTTGTTTACAACGCAGGATGTAGCAGTCACAAATGTTACCGTAAGTCCGAACAATATCACTCATAATACTGGTTCTTCTCAAACTGTGCAGTTTACGGCTAATGTAACAGCCACGGGATATGCGCCTAAAGATGTTGTATGGTCTACTACTTCTGCTACTGCGACAATTACTGAAAATGGCACTCTTACAATTCCTACAACTACAGATACAACCTTTACTGTAAGAGCAACAAGCGTTTATAATTCTGCAAAATTTGGTGAAGCTACAGTAACAGTTAAATAAGGAGGAAAAGAAAAAATGGCTGATTTTGTGCCATCAACAATTGTTAAAGTGTTGAAAGATGTTCCATTAGATTCTACATATAGCGATACAATAAAGTTTACAAGCGTTGGAGCACAAACAGCCTTTTTTTCTGGTAAGGCTAAATATTCTTTTACTGACTTCACCTATCAGCGTGTAAATTCTTCTGTGTCTGCTCCTAGGGGGCCACGTTCTATTCGTGTCCCCCGAGTTGCAGATGATCTATATGATTGCAACTATGTTATGTTTCAAAATGCGAACTATGGAACAAAATGGTTTTATGCTTTTATAAAACAAGTAAATTATATTAATCCTAACAATACAGAAATTATTTATGAATTAGATCATTATCAAACATGGGCATTTGATTTTACAGTGTTACCTAGTTTTGTGGAGAGAGAACATCCAGAAAGTGACAATTTGTATGAGAATTTAATTCCAGAAAGCATGAACGAATCGGATATGTATACTCAACAGGTTACAGAACTAGATTTGCAAACGAATTTTGCAAAAATCGTTGTTGGAGTATCTACAGACCCTGGTGGCCAAATTGTAGCAGGAAAATTAAGCGGAGGCGTATACAGTGGTGTGGAACTTCATCAATTTGATAACGCAGAGGGAGCAACAGCTTTCATTGAATCCTATGGAAAAAAAGCTATGGCTGATGCGATAGTTTGTGTTTATATGAGCGCCTGGGATGTAAATATATCTGATTTAAAGAATGTTACAATATCCCGCCCCACAAATTTATGCGGATATACCCCTAGAAATAAAAAATTATTGACATATCCTTATTGTAAAATTACAATGAGTAATAGACAAGGAACTGAATATGATTTTTATTATGAATATTTTTCAAGAATAGGTAATCAAGAAGTAGAAACAACAGATATCATATTTAACTATCTTACTTATGGAGGAATTCAACCTAAAGGATATTGTGTTGCTGTAAATTATAACGGATTACAGGGCGATGTCAATATGGACTATAATGCAGTTGGTGAAGTTGATGGATACGTTCAATGTGCATGGACTTCAAATGCTTTTGCAAACTGGTTGGCTGGTGAGGGAACAGCACAAGCCTTTAAAATCGGCACAAATGCTTTAGCAACTGCAAATAAAAATACTTTTAGTTCTGGACTTTCTACTATGCTTTCAGCCTTTAGTGGAAATGTAGGAGGAACTGTAAGTGGTGTTCAGAGTATGGCAACTGGTACAGTAAACAATTTAGTAAATACTGTTCATTCTGCTGCCGATTTAGGAATTGACATATGGACAAGAAGTAAGTGTCCTGGATTATCAAAAGGTACCCCACATACACCTAGTCTGAATTTAATTTATAGAAACATTGGATTTACTATAAAACAAATGGCAATCAGACCCGAAATAGCAAAATCAATAGACGATTATTTTGATATGTATGGATATGCTACAAATAAATTAAAGGTTCCGAATATGGAAGGTCGTGAATCATGGAATTACGTCAAAACAAAAGATGTAATCATTTCAGGTTCTCTCCCTGTAGATTCTATGGACGCTGTTAAGAAAATGTTTAATTCTGGAATTAGATTCTGGCATGGGGATTTTGTTGGTGATTATTCAAGAAGCAATAAGCCAATGAAGGATGTGAAAAAATAATGAGCAGACGCAAACCATATAAATTGTTTGACAGATGGGCAAATAGAAAAAATTGGGATCCATATATCTTGAATAATGAAACGTTCATGGATTACTTTTATAGACTGGAAGAAATTTGCATCAATATGTTTTCATGGGAAAACTTACCTGAAACTATTGATTATCGTTTCTTAGAATTAACATTATGCGAGTATGGCTTTGCTGTTTATTTTAATGAAGAAGATGTTGGAAATGTAGCACTTACATGTGCATTGGGAGGCCCACTCTCTATATATAGAGAACCGATATATCGGAGAGCATATGCAAACAATGGGTTTTCTCGCGAATTGGATAATACAAACAGTGTTTTAATTTACAATAATTATTTGCATCATCCTTCTATTCCAACTATAATATTATTTGCAAGACGATTGGCTGAAATTGAAAGAACTATCGATGTAAACGTCAAAAGTCAAAAAACTCCTGTTGTGATTACTTGTGACGAATCTCAGCTATTAACAATAAAGAACGCCTATAAAGATATGGATGAAAATGTTCCTGTTATAATTGCTTCTAAAAATGTTGACTGGAAAAGTATTTCATCATTGAATACAAATGCTCCATTTGTATCTTTAGATTTGAATAATTTAAAAAGACAAATATGGAATGAAGCATTAACATTTTTTGGGGTTTCTAATTCAAATACAGAAAAGAAAGAAAGACAAATAGGATTAGAAGTTTCATCAAATTTGGGCGGAGTTATGGCACAAAGATATATAATGCTAAATTCAAGAAGGCAAGCAGCAGAAAAAATAAACAAAATGTTTGGCACGAATATAAAAGTTAATTTTAGGCAGGAATTTGAAACTTTCAATGAAGATATGGATACTACGACTATAGATCAAAATGAAAGGGATGAATAGGATTTGGCAAAATACACCATTGAGTTAAACGAACTTATTTCATTAGGCTTTCATTTGAATTTAGATGATTATCCCATATTTAATGAAGATTACAGGGCCCACCTGAATAAAGAAATTATCGAACATTTTTATTTTAGAGAAATAGGCCAAGAAACTCCTGAAAGGTTTAATTTCTTCTTGAAGCGAAAAATGGCCGAAATTATGCCTTATTATAATCAACTATATCAATCTGAACTTATTAAATTTGATCCCCTTTCAACCGTATACATGGAAACCTCAGGAGATACTAAAAGGAAAAAATATAATGAGAATACCAATGATTATAAACAAAATAATACCTTAAATGCAAGTGAGACATATGCCTCTAATATTGATCGTTCAAATACATTTAAATTAGAAGATACACAAGATACCACAAATAATAGTAATTATCAAAAGTCAGGCGACCGAACACAGGATATTGTTACTAACGAATTAACTACAAATGACTTGAAAACAGAAACTAATACTGTAAGTGACAGCGATGGAACAACCGATACAAATGGAGTTAAAAATACTGTATTTAGTGATATTCCACAGGCAGGAATAACTACTACCACTACCACTGCACCAGATGGCACAATCACTACTGAAACAACAGGATATGCTACAACCACAACAAATGAATCATCTAATGAACATAGCACAACTACAGCCCATCAAACTAGTGATAGTGTAGCTACTAATACCGGAACTGTTAATGTTGACGGAAAATCGAATTTAACAGAAAATTGGAAAGAAAATGGAAGTGCTGTAGATGTTGGAAATTCTAAACAAAATCAAAATTCAAATGAAGTCACAAACACAAAAGAAGATTATCAAAAGGCTAATATTTTAAATGAAAAGACTGACAGAATAAATAGAGAACATGGTAAAGAAAAAGAAAATATAGAGAATACCGAATATAGAAAAGGACGGCTAGGTGTTTCACCATCTGACTTACTTATTAAATATCGCCAAACATTTTTGAATATAGATATGCTTATCATTAATGATTTGGAAACTTTATTTATGGGAGTGTTTTAAATGAACAATAACTTTAATGGTCATCCTCCTAAACCTGATTGTCATTGTAAGCCAAATAAACCCCATTGCGGTTTTCCCGATTTTCCACAGTTTTGTCCACCTCCGCCGCCTCCTCCGCCTTGTGAACCACAGGTGCCTTCTGTAGTAGAAGGGCAGTCATTATATCAGGCAGTTAATAACCTTACCAACAGAGTGAACTTGTGCATCCAGAACTATAATGATGTAATGGCTAACTGTTATGCAACCTTACGTAACATGGAGAAAGCCGCAGAAGCAAACGGTTCCTACTACGGCCCTTGCGAAGTCTGGACAGAAGAAGGGTATTCTGCCGAACAGGGTTCTACCTATACCCTTATCCATAAGGCCTGTGTAGACAGACGTGGCGAGCCTATCAGAATGCAATTACATCTTGCCTATGGGAATACCACGAACTCCCAGATTGAGCAGTCTATTTTTAGCGCATCCAAAATTACACTCGCTGACAAAATGGTTGTTGCTCAGCCTAAGGGCGCAAATGGGTGGTACGGTCACGCAATTTGGCATGGCGCTCCTATCGCTACAGCTAGTGAACCTACCCTTTATACCGTTGGTTTTACTCGCCGTGGGACGATGCGCGTCTATTCCAATGCAGTTTCCCAAGACCAGCTTCTGAATGATACCATTGAAAACGCAATGGGCTGCTCTGGTGTTTTAATCCAGAATGGCCAGATCACTGATGAAACCTACCAGGCTAATATACCTTCGGCTACTACGCAAACTGCCCGTGTTGTAATGGGTCAGAATATGGATACCCAGGAAGTTATCATTCTTTGCTGTGGATCCTATGATAACGTTCAGCATAAAGGAATGACTTCTAAGGCTTGCGCTGAAATTCTCCTGAACTATGGGTGTGATATTGCTGTTGAATTGTCTGAGGGTATTTCCGCGGGAGCCGTTGATAAAGGCTCCATGGTATTCCCTCCTATGAACAATTCTGTTCCTACAGCTTATTGCTATTGGTATATATCTCGTGCCTGCCTTTATAAAAACGATTACCAAAAAGAACTCGCTATTCTAATGCAGAACTATGGAGAAACTCTTTGGGGAATCTATGAAAGTACGCAGAAAATCAATGATCTTTCGAACAGGCTTGATAAAGAAATTCAAGATCGAATCGATGGAGACAATACGTTAAATGAGGCTTTACAGGCTGAAATAGAAAGAGCTCAAGCAGAAGAGGCTAGACTGCAGGGCCTTATTGAACAAATTAATACCCAAATTACCCAGATCAACCAAACCATATCGGAAATTCAGTCTGATATCTCAGATATTAATGGCGAAATTACCGATATCAAAGGTGACATTACTACCATTAATGAACAGATCTTGCAATTGTCTAATCGCCTTACAGCGCTGACAGCTTCTGTTACAGCCCTCCAGCAGACTGTACAGTCAATTCAAGAGGACATTACCAATCTAGAATTGGCTGTCAATACGTTGTCTGCTACTGTGACCAATATCATCAATGGAACAGAAGTGCTTCCCTATCTTTCTATTAATGGCGGTACTATGAATGGTGATATTGATATGGCTAACAATACCATAACCAATGTACCCACTCCTACGGCAAATGCTGACGCTGTTAATAAAAAGTATGTAGATGATGCTATTTCTGGAAGCATTACTCCACCTACGGGCGATTATCTGCCCCTTACTGGCGGTGAAATGCAAGGCGCTATCGCTATGGGTGACTTTCGTATTACAAACTTGGGCAATGCTACTTCCAATGGTGATGCTATCAATAAGGGACAAGCAGATACCCTCTATATTAGAAAAGCTGGCGATACTACCCCTGGAGCACAAACGTTTCAGAATACTATCACCATTGGTAGTTCTAGTGATGGCATGGTAATGGATCCTGAAAGTGGTTCCCCTAACTTGTCTATAGCGGCAGGTAATGAGGCAATTCATTTGGGAGTAACGTCTGAAAAAGCTTTTATTAACAGTGAGTCTAACGAGATCGACTTTACTGTAGGAAGTGCAGGGTCACCTGAATATACTTCTTTAAGAGGTATCGCAGAGCCTACAGAAGACTATGATGCTGCTAATAAAAAATATGTCGATCAAGCAGTTTCAGGAGCTGGGGAAGGCTCTTTTCTTAAAAAAGGTGGAGATAGAACAACTGGGAATTATAGCTTTACATCTTCTAATTCGACCCTCACTGTTGGCCCCGAAGCAATCCAAAATACTTCAAGTGTTGCCCCTGGCAAAATTGTATTAAATGGTTCGTCTAGTAAATCTATTGAATTAAATTCAAATGCACTAAGCCCAAATATCACCTTGACAAATGCTGGACATTCTGCTAAAATAATAGCAGGAGCAGATAGCACAAATTTTATTGATTCAAGTAATAAGTTCTCTTTTGCAAGCGGTTCTAATACAGCGATATTAGATGGCGTCGCCAATCCTACAGCTGATTCTCAAGCTGTCCCTAGAGGATATCTTAATTCTCAAATGAGTGACAAGCTAAGTATTCCAACAAATGGCTGGGGATTTACAGCCGCTTGTAGATATAACGATAAAATTATTTATGCCACAGGTGATAAAGCATATGGTATGGCTTCTGGAAATGATTTGGCTATGGTAACAGATATTAGTAGGTTTATATTAGATGATGATACCCAAAATATTGCTATAGTTATTCATTTTAATGTAGTTTTTAGAAGCAACC